TTTTAGCATATGCAAAGGCAGATGATGGTGTAAATCCAAATATAGTTTCTGTTGCGTTTGGTGGAGATGTCGTAGATGACACTACACCACAATTAGGTGGTAACTTGGATACTAATTCTTTTATGATTGATTTTGACGATGACCATGGAATTAGAGACGAAAATGGCAACGAACAACTACAATTTCAAACAACAGCCTCTGCAGTCAACCATTTTGACATAACAAACGCAGCAACTGGTAATAGTCCTACTCTCTCTGCAGTTGGAGGTGACACAAATATTGACCTTACTTTAGTGCCAAAAGGCTCTGGAGTTGGTAAATTAACTAATGCTAATGGCACTAGTTCTACACAAAAAATAACAACAGACGGAAAAGCTATTGCATTGTCTTTAGTTTTCGGATATTAATTTAAAAGGAGATTAAAATATGGCAACACCAAATCTAGCTAACGTCGCAACGATTACCCCTAAAAATGCTATGGGTAGTCTATCTGACACAAACAGAACTACAATGATCGATGTTCCTGCAGAAACTGCAGTGAGAATTGATTCAATATTATTAGCAAACATTGATGGAACTTCTGCTGTTGACGCAACAGTAGAAATTAGCAATGATGATGGTTCAACTTATTTTAAAATTGCAAGCACAATTTCAGTGCCCGCAGATTCAACATTAGATTTAATCAGTAGACCAATTTATTTAGATGAAACAGATATAATCGCTGTAACAGCAGGTGCTGCCAACGATTTAGCATTTCATGTTTCATATGTTGAATTAGTAGATTAATTTTAAGGAGGAAAGATAACAAATGCCAAGAATTATAAAACCAGCAAAAGGAACTTTTACATCAGCAACAGTAACTGTTGATTCATCTGGAAGAGTAATCGCTGCTTCATCTGGTGCTGGCGCAGCTAACATGGTTTTAACGAAAGTTGATGCAGCCCCAAGCAGTGGTGCTAACGGAACTTTTACTGCAACAAACAACACTTCAAAAATTTTAGTTTACATGAGAGGTGGTGGCGGAGCGTCAGGAAATCTAACAGCTGGAAACCCAGGAAATAGCGGTAGTGGCGGAAGTGCTGGATTTGGTGTTTTAGCAACCCCAATATCACAACCTTTTTCAGTACCCTATGCTTTAGGAGCAGCGGGTAATACTGGACCTGCCAATTCTCCTGGAAACGCAGGAACTGCATCTACTTTTAATACAAATTTTGTTGCAAATGGTGGAGGCGGTGGAAGCCGAGGTGGAAATCCTGGAGCGGGAGGATCAATGGGTAGTGTAACAGGTTCATCAAATGCCATTGATTTAACTAGTCCAGGAAATGCAGGTGGTAATCCAGCCGTTACAACTACTGCGGAAATACAAACTCTTAACAATTATAACGCTGAGTCAATTATTAACGCTGAGTTTGATTTAGGTCGTACTAAGGGTACTAACGCTAATGCTAGTGATGCAGGAACATATCAATGTGGTACGGGAGGACATCTACAAACTACAACAACTGGAAACGTAGGCGTAGCTGGTGGAATAAAAATTTATGAGGATATAGGTTAATATCGTGGCTAAAATAGTTTTTAGAAATATAGAAAATTTACAAGCAGGTGATCTTGTTGGTTTTGCTAAAACAGATGTAGATTTAGAATATTTAACTAGGGGTCAAGATAATTTATATAAAATATTTGACATATCAGATGAAGATTATGATGCGGTAGTTGAAGGCACTAAAGAATTTGATCATGAAAATTTTTCTAATAATACACCTACTATAAGAGTGCGTCCAACACAAGAAGCTTCATCTATAAGTAGAGAAGATTTTGAAAAAGAAATAAACTATCGTATTCATGAATTGACTCAAAGAATTGAAGGCAGACCAAATCACTCTCAAATAGAAAAAGCTAGACAAAGTTTAGAATATCTAATATCAATTGATTTAGATAGTTTAACTTATCCTACTTCAGGAATTGAATTTAAATTAAAAGAAAACAATAAATTATTTAATTTTAATATATTTTAATTTATTACTTAAATTGTTGAAGAAAGAAATTATTTATGAAAGAAAAAATAATAGAATTTATTTATCCTGAAAATTCAAAACATTTATTTGAAGATGTTTTTCCAATTCCAGCTAAATTAAATATACCTAGTTGGTTTAAAAAATTAAATCACACACGAGAATATAGAACTATTAAGGGTTGTATGCCTTTTTTAGATACTTTAAGAGCTGGGTATATATTAAAATTAAGTCAAGATTTTTATTTTAAATATAATTTTACTAATGAAAATAATCAAAAAGACTCAGAATTTGCTGTTGGATGGCAGTCATATGAGCGTAGTGTTTTAGATATAAAAGGAATGAATGTAAATGCAGGAGACCCTCAATCACACCCAACAGGTCAATTAGGAAAAGATTGTCCTTTTCATAAAAAAAATAAAGATCAACCTTATTTTAAAATTTTAAATCCATTTATTATTAAAACTCCACCCGGATATTCATGTTTATTTGTTCCTGTTTTAAATAATAATGATGACAGATTTCAAATCATACCTGGAATAGTTGATACGGATACATTTGATTTGCCAGTTAATTTTCCAATTATAATTAATGGAGACAGGTACCCAAACTTAGAAACCATTATAAAAAGAGGAACTCCTTATGCTCAAGTTATTCCTTTTAAAAGAGATAATTGGAAAATGATATTTTCAGAAGGAAGAAGAAAAAATTATTTTATTTCAAAATTAAAAATTTGTAGACAGTTTATAAATAATTATAAAGATGCTTTTTGGGTTAAAAAAAAATGGAATTAAAAGATTATATTAAAGTATTTGATAATACCATAGAGCCTGAAAAAATTGGGTCTTTAATAAAATATCTCAATAAAGTTAAATTTAATCCGACATCTGTTATTGATCAAGAGAAAGGTAACGTTGTTAATAAAGAAATTAGAAACACTGATTCATGGATGTTTGACGATAGCAGTTATAGTAATGTGCATTGGAAAAATTTTTTAAACTACACTTTAGTAAATGTATATCATGAATATAGAAAAAATCTTGATTTAAAATCACAAATAAATTGCACAGATGTAATCACAGTTGAGGCTTTAAAATATGAAGAGGGTGGTTTTTATACGATACATCATGACCATCATTCAGCAGCGCCTAGAACTTTAAGCATGATTTTATTTTTAAATAATGATTATAAAGGTGGTGAGTTAATTTTTCATGGTCCAAAAAAAGGAACAGAAAAAATTAGAACAGTGCATCCAGAGCCAGGTAGAATTATAGTATGGCCTTCAAATTTTTTATACCCGCATTCAGTTGAAAAAGTAACAAAAGGAACAAGATATACGGTGGTATCATGGTTAGCATAGATAAATTAAGATATAAAATTATTCCTAATTTTTTAAATAAAACAGAAATAGATCTATTAAAAAGATATTGTAAACTACAACATTTTAATAATCGAACTAGTTTTGATTTAGTTCAAAATAATAATGCTGATACTTATTTTTACAAAGATCCTTTAATAGAAACTATTTCAAGTAAAAAAAGATCTTTAATTGAAAAAGAAATTAATATTGAATTATACGAAACTTATACTTTTTGGAGATGTTATACTTATGGCGCTGAACTTAAAAAACATACTGATAGACCCTCTTGTGAAATAAGTGCGACTGTTTTTATTGATTCAGATAAAAACGATTGGGGTATTTTTATGGATGAAACAAAAGTAATGTTAAATAAAGGAGATGCTTTAATCTATAATGGTTGTAATGTAGAACACTGGAGGGAGCCTTTTGATGGGGATTATCATATCCAAGCTTTTCTTCATTACGTTGATAAACATGGTGAGCACGCAAATTATAAAGGAGATGTAAAAAGATGAAAATAATACAATACAAAAACGATGGATCAGCTAAAATTGAGTTTTCTGAATTAGAGATAAAAATTATAAATGAAAAAAAATGTTTTGACCTTCCCGCAGAATCTTTAAAACATATAGTTAATAATTTAATGTCAATCATAGTTAATTTTCAAGAAAATTTTCCTGAAGATATTAAAAAAATAACTTCTGTAAAAGAAAGTAAAGATTTAACTAAACCGAAAGATGAATGAAATATAACATATTTCCAACACCCATATGGGTTGAAGACATAGATAGTTCAAAACTTGAACTTACCACCGAAGAATATAAAAAAGCGTGGTTGAGTGGCACTTTATCTTCTTATTTAAGTAATAATAATAAAATGACACAAAAGGGTGCAAAATATTTAAAAGAACAGATAATTAACTGTTTACAAGATTTTAAAATATATGATTGCAAGATTATAAATGTTTGGAGAAACATTTATAATAATGATTTTCAAGAAAGGCATACACATCCAAACTCCTCTTTCTCGTTCACTATATATGAAAAACTTGAAAAACCACAAACAGTATTCTTTCATCCAAGTCATGATATGATTTATGCAACTAAAGTAGATCCATATATTGACTGTATTTTTTTCCCTCAAGTAAAACAAAATCAAATGATTTTATTTCCTAGTTATTTAGAGCACATGGTTAAAAAAGCTAAAAACTCTGTAACTATAAGTGGAAATATAGGTATATGAAATTTTTAGGAGTTAGGGTCGGAGAGCACGACTCTAATGTTACATACACTAATGGTGTTAATGTAAAATATTTTAAACCAGAAAGAACAAATCAAATAAAACATTTTGCTTATAACGATATTTTTTCTTGGTTAGAATCCTCATCTTATTTAAGATATAATTTAAAAGACATTGATGCTATCGCATTTGTTTTAGATTCATATCAATTTCCATGGTTAAGTGATTGTAAAACAGATGATCTTTATCAATTAATAAACATACCCTATCCAATTTTTACTGAATTAAAATGTCCTATCTATAAAATAGATCACCACTATGCACATAGTCTAAGCTCATGGATGTTAACCTCAAACTCTGACGTTGATTTTGTTATAGATGGTTATGGAGATTTTGAAAAATCTTGTAGCGTGTTTAAAAATAATAAATTACTTAAACACTATACACTAAACGACATATACTCTTTAGGTAAATTTTTATCTTACGAAAGTAAACAACTATTAAATGTGCAAGGATTAGATATGGATATAGCCGGTAAGGTTATGGCACTTCAATCTTTTGGTCACGTTAACAAAGAGTTTTACAATTACATAAAACAATTTAATTTTGAAGAGTCTAAAAATATATATGATTTTAAAGTTTTTTGTAAAACCGTAGGCAGTGATATTGTTGTTGGACACAAAGTATTAGATTTTGTAACAACAGTGCATAAAAGAATGGAAGAAATAATCCCAGATTTTTTTACAAAATATATTGATAAACACACTTTTACATATTCTGGAGGAGTGGCACAAAATATTTGTATAAATACAAATATAAAAAAATTATCTAATAATATTGTTATACCGCCTCATTGTGCAGATGAAGGATTAAGTTTGGGTTGTGTTGAATTTTTAAGAAGACAATATGAACAACCTGTTTTTGACAAAAGTAATTTTCCATTTTGGCAAACAGATGTAGAACCAGATACTACACCTTCAGACACTTTAATCAAACAAACAGCTAAGGAATTAGCAAAAGGTAAAATTGTTGGGTGGTATCAAGGGCACGGTGAGATTGGACCAAGAGCTTTAGGTAATAGATCTATATTAATGAGTCCTGAAATTAAAGATGGTAAATCTATATTAAATAAAAAAGTAAAACACAGAGAGGATTATAGACCTTTTGCTGCCTCTATAAAGTTAGACAAAACAAAAGATTATTTTGATTGGGAAGGTGAAAGTGAGTTTATGTTATACAGTGTTAAATTTAGAGATAAAATATTTGATTCAATAGCACATGTGGATGAAACAAGTAGAATACAAACTGTAAAACCAAACCATGAATATTTTTATAGATTATTAGATGAGTTTGAAAAATTAACAGGACTACCTATGCTTTTAAACACGTCCTTAAATAATAATGGTAGACCTATAGCAGGCAAACCTGAAGATGTTTTTGCTCTTTTAAAACACTCTGATCTTGATTTTTTGGTTGTAGGGGACTGTGTTTACGAAAAATAACCATGTTGATTTATGGTAATTTTAAATATAATATCCAGCTGTTTACTTAAAAAGGTGCATTATGTTACAAAAAATAGGATTTCAGCCAGGTATAAATAAACAGATTTCAGAAACTACAGCAGAAGGCCAATGGGTTGACTGCGATAATGTTAGATTTAGATATGGTTCACCAGAAAAAATAGGTGGGTGGAATCAATTGGGTGGTACTGGGGCAAACGAACTAACAGGTGCTGGTCGAGGTATGCACCATTTTATAAATAGCTTATCAAGAAAATACTCCATTATTGGAACAAACAGAATTTTATATGCTTTTTCTGGAGGTGTATTTTATGACATACACCCTATTAAATCTACAACAACGCTTACTAATGCTTTTACCACGACCAACGGATCACCAATTGTTACAGTAACTTTCAGTACATCTCATGGTATAAATCCACAAGATATAGTTCTATTAGATAATTTTAGCTCAGCAACTAATTCTAATTTTTCTTCAAGTGATTTTGATGATAAAAAATTTATGGTAACTAGTGTGCCAACATCAAAAACAATTACCATCACACTTGCATCTAATGAATCTGGGTCAGGAGCTACAACCTCTGGTGGTATTAGAGTTCAACATTATTATCCTGTAGGTCCAGCTGTGCAGGCAAAAGGTTTTGGTTGGGGTTTAGGATCTTGGGGTGGAGAGGATACCTCTGCTTTAACAACTACTTTAAATGGTGCTATTAATGACTCTACAACAACCATTGTATTAACAGACGCATCTCAGTTTTCTAGTTCTGGCACTAACTTTATTATCATAGATAGTGAAGAAATTTCTTATACAGGTATTTCTGGTAATACCCTAACAGGTGTAACAAGAGGTGTTGATGGAACAACTGCAGCGTCACACAGTGACGGTGCTACAGTAACTTTTTCTACAGACTTTGTTGCGTGGGGTGAGGCGGCATCTGGTGACTTAGTTTTAGATCCTGGTATGTGGTCGTTAGATAATTTTGGTGACAAAGCCATTTGTTTAATTCATGATAGTGCTGTATTTTCTTGGAACTCTGCATTGTCAAATGCAACAGAAACAAGAGCTACAATTATTACTGGTGCGCCAACAGCATCACGTCACGTAGTAGTTTCAACACCAGATAGACACTTAGTATTTTATGGAACAGAAACAACCATTGGTGATCCAGAAACTCAAGACGATATGTTTATTAGATTCTCAGATCAAGAGGATATAAATACGTACACACCTACAGCAACCAATACAGCTGGTACACAAAGATTGGCTGATGGATCACAGATCAGAGGAGCTATTAGAGGTAGAGATGCGATATATGTTTGGACAGACACAGCTTTGTTTACGCAACGTTTTGTTGGTCAACCATTTACTTTTGCGTTTGCTCAAACAGGAACTAACTGTGGATTGGTTGGACAAAATGCATGTGTTGAAGTAGATGGTGCTGCATATTGGATGTCAGAGAATGGTTTTTTTAGATACGCTGGTAAATTAGAGTCACTACCTTGTTTAGTAGAAGATTTTGTATTTGATAATATAAATTTAGAATCTGGTAATCAAATGGTATCTGCTGGATTAAATAATCTATTTGGAGAAGTAATATGGTTTTATCCAGAGTCGAACTCTTCAGTTGTGAATAGAATGGTTGCATATAATTATTTTGATTCGTCGCCACGAAGACCAGTATGGACTGTGGGTAGTTTAGCAAGAACAATGTGGAGAGACTCTGCAGTGTTTGGTAAACCACATGCTTTAGAATACGATGCATCTACTGATACATCTTTTGATGTTATTGGAAACACTGAGGGTAGGACATCATACTATGAACACGAAACAGGGACAGATCAAAACAGAAATGGAACTATAACAGCCATAACTGCTAATATATTATCTGGAGATTTTGATATTACACAACGACAACAAGGTGTTGCAGACATAAGAGGAGACGGAGAGTTTCTAATGAAAATTAGAAGATTTATTCCAGATTTTATATCTCAAACAGGCAACACTAGAATTACTTTGAATTTAAGAAACTTTCCAAATGACACTGCTGCTAGTTCTTCTTTAGGTCCTTTTGACATAACTACATCAACACAAAAAGTGGATACTAGAGCTAGAGCTAGGGCTATAGCATTAAAAGTAGAAAATACATCAACTAGTCAAAACTGGAAGTTGGGAACTTTTAGATTAGACATACAACCAGATGGACGTAGATAATGGCAAAAATAGCACAAGTTTTAACAAGAG